CATGCCGTTTGGAAACGTGATTGTGTAGCTCTTCGAAGTCCTTGCCAAGAGGTCGGTGTAGACTCCTGTGACGACAGTGCTTGTGAGGTTGCCCTCTACGCTGAACTCGCCACCGTCTATGAGACCCGCCACAAACTCTTTGCAGTCGTCTGCCGAGCTGTGATTGGTGATTTCAACTTCGTCAACTGAGATTCCAGGCCCTGTTATGTTAGTTATTTCGCCTGCGCTTGGGGATATAGAAGTCCCGAATGCTGCAACTCCTGAACTGGCCATGTTAATTCCTCCTTTATTCTGTTATTGCAAATCTAAAGTCAAGAATGACTCTGTGTAGTTGTGTATCCATATCGTAAAGATCCGTCTCGTTCAAAAGAAAACAAGACATCACCGATTTTGAATCAAAGGTTCCTGTATAACCTGACAACGCCGTGCGAACCTGAACCGCTACGTTCTTCGCTTCGAGGTATCCTTCGGCCCAGCAGTCTATCTGTATTCTGTGTTCAGCGTACGATTGCCCGCTGTGGTGATAGTTCCTAACACCAGAGATAGTTGAATACGTAATCGCAGGAAAGGTTGAATCTTGCGGTAGGAACTGGGCATAGACTCTGTTAGATACGAGTGCAACGTTTGCTTTGAGATGAGTTAGAAGTCCTTTTTCAATCATTTCCCCACCCCACAATTCTCAACAGCTTCCCGGATTGCTTCTTTGAAAAGCTCCTGAATCTTGTTCTGGTTTTCATCCAGAGCCGGACGCATGAATGGGTGCTTTGACATTTTCGCCGTTCCGTATTCGTGAAAGACTCCGTAGTATGTATCGGGATCGGCTGTGGAGACTTCTGAGAGAACGCCCTTTTTTCCCTTTGCATTCTTCGTAACCGCGATTCCTTCTGCAAGTTTGCCTGAATCTCTTGGAGCTTTAGCTTTGGCTGCGTCTTTTACGAGTTTGGCACCTTGTGCAGAGGCTTTTGCGAGAGCATCCAGCATGAGTTCATCCGAGAGGTTTTTGAATTTTCTTATCAGTTCATCCGCTCCTTCAATCGTGACTTTGAGCATCACTCCACCTTCTTACACATGAGCTGCATCTCTCTGTCTCTTTCGTACTCGTTGATTACAGTCACGATTTCGTAAGTGGTAGGAGTCCACAGAACCCGCATCTTTTCCTCTACACCGTCGAGTGCGCGGATTACAATTCTCGTCTCAATCTCTGAATGAACCTTTGCTTCGAGGTACTCCTTGCCCTTCAAAGGCTCGATGGAAGCCCATACATTCGCATACGTTCCCCATGTGACGGTAGGACCACCGGCTGCGTCTTGAGTGAATGTGGGAGTCTGGATGGTGACGTAATGTCGGAGTTCTCCGGCAAACATATCACCACCCCCAAACTCTGAACGGCCAGTATAGAGCTTCCAAGCCTAAAGGCATTGTGGTTATGAGCGTGTATCCTGTGTAGACGGCTTCGCGGTGTTCATACAGGTGAGCAACGTGCATCAAGATCCCTTGCTTGATTGGCTCGGGAACGCTGCCACCACATTCGTATCTGATGGCGACTCCGTTTATTGGCCTGAGTGTATCTGCAGGCCATGTCTCGCCATAGGCACATACGATTCTCGGAGGTCTTGAATAGGTGTCAACGATGTAATCCGAGCTGTCTAGCGTGGTCTCGGTGTCTTCGTAGTCAGTGTACTTAATCGAAGTAACTGAGGTGACAGGCATATAGGGCAACCAGATTTCATCTTCCGGGAATTCATCAAGCAGGACCTCGGCTGTTCGGGTTATGAGAGAACGTCTGGTGAAGTCCTCTGCGTAAGATCGGGCGGCTGTTATGAGTGAACCTATGAGGGTGTCTTCTTCTGAATGCGTGATTCTCATATGGTCCTTAGCTTCTGAAACCGAGACAGGTTCGGTTGTGCCTTCTTCTACTGCTCTCCAATTCATGTGCCGCCCCTCCTTTCATAGTTGATTTTCTCCGTCTCGCACACAACACGCGCCACTCCGTTATTCTGAAGCAGCGCGGCTATGTGCTCAGGGAGGATATATCGTCTTCCGTCAATCTCTACAATTACGTCCCGATGGCGATCCATGATACCGCCGTCCCTGTTTCGGTCGCCGCTGTTGGTGTTTCTGCCGTCTTCCATGCCTTGATTGTGAACTTCCCTGCATCTCCGCCTGTCTGGGCAGGAATCGAGACTGACACAAAGAGACAGTCTGCTGAGATGTCCTGCGAGAGAGTGGCCACAGCGGAGACTACTGTCGTAAGCCCAGAGGTTACTGCCGTGGTTCCGGTGAAGGACTCGTTCCCGCGCGCGAGCTTGTAGGAAGCGGCCGCACCCGCAAGAGGATTGGAGACAGCAGCAGCCAGCAGAGCGGTTTTGTCTGTACCAGCGATCTTCAAAGCCCCACCGGATTCGATGTCAAGTTCTCCACCGACAACCCACTTCGCGCCACCTTGTTCTGAATAGTTAGATGTATTCGGCATTTAGTTCACTCCTTTCAAAGGAAAGAGCCCCGTAAGGGGCTCTTAGGAAGCATCTTCCTGGTTGATGAGGGCGGCCGAGTAGATGCCATTATCGGCAACGTCGGTGTTGTCAACTGGCTTAACTCTTCCGGCGTATCTCATGGCGTATATGGGTCCAACAGCGGTTGAGGTCCCTCTTGTGACCTTAACGATTATGTACTTTCCATACTCTTCTCTTGGTCTGAAAACATCGAGCAACACAGTCAGATTGTCCTTCGTGACCGTGTACTCTTTGAGAAGAGTCTCGGTAGAGTCATCGAGAGCCGTTGCGCTCGACTGATAAACCGCAACCTTGTTGTAGTTCGTTGTTGCAGTCTTTTTTGCGACCGTTGTCATGATTGCACAACCGTCATAGTTACTTATGTCGATGGCAGTTGACTCGATCGCGTCTGTTCCGGCTGCCGTCGGGCCTTCCACTTCTGTTATTTGGACTTCTTTACTAAGCATCCACATCACTATCACTCCTTATCCGGCTGCCAGTGTGACTCTGACAAATGCACTTTCAAGGACGGGCGCACCGTCGGACTCAAGTCTGGCAAGGTATCCTATCTGATTTGTTGCTGCGTAAAGCTCAACTAGCCTCTGAACCTGCATGTCTAGAGCGTCAGCTATCCAGTAGTACGAGAAGTCTCCGAGAAGACCCACATAAAGCCCGGCGGTGAAGGTATTTGGTGCGTATTCGCTCGTTATGACAGGAATTCCGAGAATGTTATCTACCCTGTCCCCGGTTATACCAGGCTGCCAGAGGTACTGACCTTCTCCATCCTTGAGCTTTCTGATCTGCTTCAAAGCATCCCTATGGAACACCCAGCGAGCATTTCTGAGGTATGGAGTTGCGAGGGTGTACTTAGCCTCTATGAGACCATCGGCTTTGATTGAGGTTGTTGTGTTTCCTGTCGAAACATCGCGGCCTGTGGAGATTCCGTCATCACTAGCAACGAAAATTCCAAGAGGTTGCTGAAGCCCTGTTCCGTTCAGGTATGCGTTTTCCATTGTGGTTGAGAAAACATAAGCAAGCCTTTCTCTAACCATTGATTCTATGGGTGTCACAGAGTTTCTAATGAGCTTGTTTGAGAGCTTTACGAGCTTGGAAAGAGCGTGAGGTCTCAGTTCTCTCTTTCCAAAATCGAGGGTGTCCTCGTCCCCGGTGTCAAGTTCAGATACCCAGTCTGCCGAGGTGAAGTCTGTATCTAGCTTTGGGACACCAAGACTCTCGGCCTTTCCAAGCGAGAACTTTCTCGCAAGCGTTCTCATGAACACCGTGTTATCCACAGCCTTCAGCATTTCTGAAACAAACTGCTGCGGAGCGACAAGATACCCACCGCCTTCGGGATCTTCGGCCTGCATTGCCCTAACTTCCTTCTCTGTGAGCACAGACTGACCATGCCTGAGGAACCTTTCAAAACTCTTTCTGTATTCCTCGGTCGCCTGCGGTTCCTTTCTCTCTTCAGGATCCTTGGTTTGAGTTGGGGTCTTCTCTTCGGGTTCCTTGAGAGTCTCTTCCATCTTTCTGAGAGATTCCTCTCTTTCTATCTTCGAACCCCAAGAGTCAACATCCTTCATCATCTCTTCGTACTTTTGGGTTTCCTCGCCTGTGAGTTCCCTCTTTTCCGTCTCCGCTGTGTCCAGGAGCTTGCGAGCTTCCTTTACCAGCGCGGCTCTTCTTTGTTTCATCTCTAAAATTTCCATGTCAGTTCCTCCTTAGAGTGTTTTTTCTAACAGTTCCAGTTTCTTTTTCTGAATATCAAGACGCGCCGTCATAGTTGGC